ACCATCCGATATACCCCCATTTCCACGGGTCGTCGGGGTCAAATTGCCATTCCTTACCATCGCATACCCTAAACTCTCCAGGTGGTTGATTTGCATAGAAATCTTGAAGCATAAAAAACACGTTTGCTACAACTCTGCTTGTCTGGTCAGTGACCTCCCAAGAAGGCGCAAACGAACTTCTTACTCGTATAAAGTACGGTTGACATTGTTCAACCTCGTGCCCTCCAATAAGAAATCTTGTTTTTACCCATATCTGGGCCTTGTAAGTAGCTGAATCAAGTTCATAATAATAATCAACATCTATCCAAAAACACAACCGAGAAGCTGGACCACACATCGGGCAAAACTTGTCCCAATCGGGGCTTATCCACGTCTTATTGCACAGATAAGCAGCCCACCAAGGATGTTGTCTATTGTAAGGGTATTCATAAGGGATTATGTATGGCTCGTTACCGCAGTTGCCATTGTATTTGCTGATATAATAACAGTTGTCGTGCATGACACAATCAAGGTAGTTATAGGTTACTTCGCTTGACCACGCAGGCGGATTGGGATTCATAATACACCTGTGGCTTCCAAGCAACATAGTAGGGGGTGTCATTCTGCAAAGAACCAACTTTCCAGACGGCTCAGTAATCAACTTGCCATCGCAGGATAACCGCAATACATTTTTTGGAAAATCGCCATCGCTCACGGGCAGACCGCCTTGGCCATAAACCAATACATGCTTCGCCAAACCGACAGAATCCCATCGTAATAGACCGGCATAACCCATCCGTGGCTGACAGGAGGCACACACTCATTGAGATTGGTAGAACCAAACAATTCACAATGCACAGTGATTTCTTCGCCCGGCGGGTCATACGAATCCAAATAGCATTGAACCGTCGTGCCTGGACCTGTGTCTGTTTTCAAAAACGCCTTGCGCACAGCAGAGCCGCCGCCGGCACCCAACCGGACGATGGCCCACTTTAGACCCGTCCCCGACGGCTTCCAGAGGATGAGACATGGCCCGGATTGAACGCTTTTAAGAGAGCTTGTGGAGCCGTGGGTGACGTCGGCATAGCAATGGCTTTCCTGGGTGATGTTGACCTGGACCTGACAGACGCCGGCAATCCAGCCAGAACCCATCTGACCGCTGGCGACCGGTTCAGCCAGGACGACAAATCGGCCCCCTGAATGCGTAGCAGAGGACGGTGTGGAGCCGCTGACCACCACCTGCTGTTTGAAGGCTTCCAGAGCATCCGTGGGATTGAAGACAATCCCCTCAATCCCTAAAACGGCAAATTGCGCGCAATCAGAACCGCTCGTGTTCTTAACCAGGACCCGGGTATCACTGGCAGAGGCCGGATGGGACCGGACCCCGGCATTTTGCGTGTTGGCCAGGTACTGCCGGGCGGTGTCGAGAAAGAGGTTGTAGGTCTGGGCGGGAATCCGCAGCGGGTCGCCGGAACTGACCTTTTTAAGGGTGTCGCCCATCGTCAAATCCCCAATAAAGCAAAGTTGCCATACGGATAGACCTGCTCGATATGGACAGAGGCCGGCCGCTTGACGAGGGATTTGGCGGTCGCATCCTCCTGGTCGATATACTGGACCCACAGGTAGTGCCAGCCCTCTTTGGCGATTCCCGTGATGTCGCCGATGGTAAGCCCGCTCATAGTGGGGCTGGCGGCAAAGCGGAAGGAGATTTCCCAATCGTCCGAGCCGCGTTTGGAGCCGGAGGCGCCCAGGAACAAGACCTCGCCCGCCGCATAGTTGCGCCAGGCGGCATGATTGACTCGGCCTGTCAGGGCAAAGAGCGTCGCCTTGTAGCCGTCTGTCACATCCGAATCGTCCATGTAGTGGACTTCACTGAAGCTATAGACGGGAACGGTGATATCAACCCCATCGACGCTGCCGCCGGTGACACCAATGGCCCCAAAGAAGTTGGGTGCTGTCAAGCCCGGCCGGCCGTAGCGGGCAACCGTCGCTAAGCTCTGGGTGATGTGCTGGGTCCCGCCGCCGGTGTCGAATTGATAGACCGAAGTCCCGGTCTCCTGAAAACTTTGGTAACCATAGCGGGCAAAGCCCAGCCACAGATTATTAGCGATGGGTTCAATACCGTAGTTGAGTCGTGGTAGGCTGTCAAACGCGGTCGGTGCTGCCGTCGCCAATTCGGTCAGGGCCAAATCATGGTCGTCTGTGCCGGCAACGATAAAATTCAACTGGGCCGAGGGGTTGCTGCCCCGGACCACATCGCGGGATTCGAATTTTTCCGTGACGGTAATGGGCATTATGTAAATCTCACTCCGCCGTTTTTGGTCTCATCCAGGATGCGTTTGGTATTGCGGGCGGTTTCTTCGGTCGCCTTGGCCGTCCGGTCGGCCGCACTGCCCGTCCCAAGTCCCCAGGCGGCAGTGGCATTAAAGGTGCCGGTGACGCTGATTTTATTGGCTGCTTCGGTCAGCACATCCCCGACATCCATCCAGGCAGTATTGGCCTTTTCAACGGCCGCAGGTTTTTCAAGTTCTTTTTCAGCACGTTTATCCTTCGCCCGCTGGATGGAGTCCTTCCATTCTTTGCGTGCCGCAGCTAAATCCTTGGTGTTCTCGGCCATGCGGGCGTCATATTCAGCATCCAGGGCCTGGTATTTCTCGGCATGCTGGCGGCCAATCTCCTCTAATGTCGCATCATTGGTCCGGGCCGCCTGGTCCCGTTGGGATTGACGCTCGGCTTCCCGTTCGGCGAGCTTTCGCTGTTTTTCATCCTCGATGGAGGCAATCGCCCGTTGACGCTGGTCCTCGACGAGCTTGTTTTCGGTCTGAAGGTCGAAGGACTCATCAAACAGCGATTTAATCCAGTTCCAGGTCTTCTGCGCACCGGCCTTGATGTTCTCCCAGGTTTTGGCAAAGAACGACACAAATCCCTGCCACGTTCGAGAGAAGAACGCGGTTGTCTCAATCCAGCCGACTTCCAGTCCATGCCAGACCGTCTGGGCCGCTGCGAGCATCCCGTAAAAGGCATCATACCCGATACGGATGAAGAAATTGCGAAAGTTCAGCCACGCCTTCTCCAGGACATTGACACCGCGGGTCCATTCCATCTTGAGCGTCAGCCATAAAATCTTAGCTGCTAAAGCCATATCCCCTGCCACCATCGCGTCGGCAATCCCCTGATAGGCCGCCAGTGCATCATCCTTGAGAATGCTGAATTTTTGTCCCAACCAATCGACCGCCTTACCGGCTATGTCGGTCGTATAGATAAGATACGCACCCAATGCAGCGACAGCCGCGATGACCAGACCAATCGGCGATGTCAAAAATGCAATCGCAGAGCCCAATGTCTTTAGCACAGCGCCAATGCCGGTGATAATGGCACTAAGCTTACCGAAGGCAAGGCCCAAGCCACTGATAGCCGTGCCCAGGACCACCATCGCCGCCCCGCCGGCGACCAACGCCGCGGCAAATTTTGTAATCATGACAATCACCTGCCGGTTTTGCTGTATCCATGTATTGACCTTAACCAGAACTTCAATTATCGCTTCGACCATCTTCTGCAGGGCCGGAGCAAGTGCGGCCCCGACCTGGAACGCCATCATCTTAACGACCGACCAGAGCCGGTCCAGGGTGTCGTTAAAAACCTCCGCCGCCCGGGCATCCTCGCCGCTCATCGTAAGACCCAAGCGGCGGGCCTCCTGCTGCAGGGCATCCAGCCCGGCAGCCCCCTGCTCGAATAGCGGTAACAGCGCCGTGCCCGAGCGGCCAAATAGCATCATCGCAATCGCAGCCTTTCTTGTGGGGTCCTGAATACGATTGAGCCGGTCGGCAATCAGCTTGAATTGTTCTTCCGGAGAGAGATTCTCCAGTTGCCTGTAGGACAGTCCCAAACTCTTGAGGGCATCGACAGCAGTACTTAATCCTCTTCCGGCGTCATAGATGCTCCGCTGCATCTTGCGGATGCCGTTTTCCAGGGCTTCGATTTCAATCCCGCTCTGGCTGGCGGCATAGGATAACTCACTGACCGATTCGACCGATAATCCTGTACGTTTTGCCATCTTGGCCACCGAATCACCCAGGGTGCTAAACGCCTTAGCCGAGCTGGCTAAGGGTGCCAGCATCGCAGCACCGATGGACATCATCTTAAAACCCATCGTTCGGATGCTGTCGCCAAAGGCGCGGAGCTTCCGTTCGGCGGCGCGTAATCCCCGCACCAGATGTGTATTGTCGGCAAAGAGTTCGACAAACGCCCGACCCGCTCGAATGGCACCTGTATTAGCCATCAAAAAATCTCCGATTTTTTAGCTGCCAGTTTCCAGCTATCAGCTTCCAGCAAATAAAAGCATTTGTGCTGCATCTTTTTGCTGGTGGCTGGTCGCTGGACGCTGGAAGCTCTTCACAGCGGACTGCCGGAACTGCCCCGACCTCTCAATCCTGGGAGGATTGCGGGTCTCTCTTGACCCCTCGCCCGCATCAATCTGCCAGACCAGGTCGCTGTGTTTGGGATAGCACTTGGTCCAGCATACGGAGCTTTCCCGAAGAAGCTGCTTTCGCTGCCTGTGACCGCACAGGAACGTACAATACCGAAACTGCTTGCCCCGAATGCGCTTCAGGCCCATCCCCGTCCAGATATCCTTACTGCGGCTGCCGAAGCGTGTAATCATCAGCCGCGGATGGACCGGCTCATTCTGTTCGGTCAGATAAATCTCCGTGTTGATAAAGCCGCCGTACCACCAGTTGCTGCCCTGATAGACATAGCCGGGCTTTCCGCGAATCCCATCGGCCCATGTGTAAAGCAGGACTTTTTGCGGCTGCTTCTTCCTGAACCACTCGACACATCCGGCCAAAAGTTGGCTTTCGGTATTACGGGGCAAATCATCCCGACAGCACAGACGGCATAGTTCCCAATAGTCTGCCGTATTCAATGAGGGGAACAGCCGCTGGATGGTGTGCCGGGGCCGTACACCCCAGCCCCAGATGGCCACACCCGCCAGACCCTGAGTATCTCGAAAACCCAGGCAGACCATACAATGCGGCGGGAAGATATCACTGTAATGATAGTCCCGACACAGTTGCTTGGCCTCGTGAATGCCAACTGTGTCGACTGTTATCATGGTTACGTGGTCGCCAAGGCGTTGATTTTCAGGTCGGTGATGACCTTATCCTTACGCCGATTGTCAGCCGAGGTCCCCAAGCCGAGCGCTCCGCCCAAAAGACCGATTCCGATGGGCACCAGCGCCATTGGATTGAGCGTCCCATCGGAAGCGCCAATGGCCACAGTCCCCAGGGTGTCCAGCAGTTCGGTCTTGAATGCATCCTGACGCGCCAAATCGTTCAGGCCCGCCTGGATACGCTGGTTAAATGCCGCCACCTCTTCATTGAAAGCGGCGACCTGGGCATCCAGCTCGATGCGTTTGACGGCAAAGTCCTTTTCGCCGACCAAGGTTTGGCGCTCAAACTCGGCACGCGTCACCTTTGTTGTGTTCATCAGGCCCGGTGTGGTCGATTCACAGCCGGTCATGGCAACCACCACCCCCATCGTCAAAATAAAGACCAGCACCGCCGCGAGGGTATAGCGATTGTGGTCCAGCCAATTGGCTACGGCGTGTACAACATCGGTTTTCATTGTTTACCTCCCAAAAATGCTTGTTTCAGTAACGATACGTTTTCTTTGGTTACAACCACAACATCCGGCCGGGATGTTTTTACGACATACGGATTAAAATCCGACGGCTTAAAGGCCCGTGCTTTCTTCGGGTCCCGATTGACATTGGCCATCAGCGCCATCAGGCTTGACGTGTGCTGCCAGGCGTCCCGATGATGCCCTTCAGCCATCCACAGCAGCTCTCGCAGCGTCAAGGACTTGGGGTCGATACCGAGGAAGCCGGCGATGTGCCAGACAGTGCTCCATCGATCATCGCCTCCAGGTCCATCGCACTGATTTTGGCTTCGATGGCGCTGGTCGCCTTGTCGATCAGCTGCATCTGGGCCGCGACCGCCTTGGCTCGGTCGGTCCGGCCGCGGTTTTGGAAAAAATCAATCAGTTCCTCATAAAAGGCCTTCTGTGCCGCCAGGAGCGTAGCCCCGTCAAACGCCATCCGCACATCCGCATCGGTGACGTTGTGCTTTTCAAATTGCGACGCCAGCAGCGTACACAACACCTCACCCAGCAACATCTCATCGGTGCCCAACTGCGTTAACAGCGGTGGGTCGCCATCTTCAGGGCGTAAGAGGTCGATATTCAGCTTGTCTTTAACCTGCATGGCGGTGCCCAGGTTCAGGGCAATCGTCCAGGTCCTGCCAGCGGCGTCATTGAATGTCTTCATAGCTACCTCATTTCTTCATTCTTCATTCTAAATTCTTCATTTCCTTTTACGTTGCCTCGTACCACTGTCCGAAGGCGGCCAGCTTAGCGGTGACGCTGACGGTCACGGCCTCTTCCAGGGCTTCACTCCGCGAGAAGTTGGTAATCGACCAGTTGCCGACCGGTCCTTCGGCGCCGGATTCATCGTGGGCTCCGGTCAACACGGCCAAGGCAAGTGTTCCGGCACCCAGGAAGGCGGCCTTAACCGCCTCAAATCCCGCATCGCCGGGCTTCCAGACCATCTCAAACTCGCAGGAACACTCCCGCAGGGTCGGTGCCGTCGCCCGCCAGCCACTGTTGGCACGGGTGGTGATATCGGCCTCGCCAGCTTCCAGCGAGAGCGTCACATCTTTAACGTTGCCCATTTCGGTCAGTGTGGAGGGGTTCAGCGTCGACGGATCAGCCGCCGCGGCGCCCTGGTAAATCTTGGCGTTCATGCCTAATAAAAAGTCGGCCATGGTTTCAAAAACTCCTTTCAGTCGTTTTTTAGCTTCCAGCTTTCAGCAGGAATTATTTCACGGAATCCTTCCACATTGATGGAAGGTTGGGTTTTTCCTTTTCAAAGGCCGGTCCCATGAAGGGTCGGGCTGAAATCCTAATGCGTTTTTTGTTTACGGTCGTTCGGCCGCCGTATTCCAGCGTGTGCGGTGCATCGGTATTTTTCTGGTTGAGCCGTTCGGGTCCGATGACGACACTGCGTTTTTGCGGGTCATAGCCAAAGAAGATAAACCGCTTCAAGAGTCCCGTATGACTGGACGGCGGCGTGCCTGATTCGGACACCTTCTGTCGCTTGCGGATGCTGCTTTTAGCGGTCCGCCGAACAAACGCCCCAAACCGAGAGAGCACGCTACGGGTCGTCTTATCCACCGACCGAATCACCTTGGGACTATCAAAAAAGAGATGTTTGACTTTCATCTGTTCTTTTCCAAATCGAAAATAGGAAATTGGAAATAGGAAATCATTCCACCAACACCCGTCCGTTAAATGTCGGCAGCAGATCACTAAACGAGGCCCCGATTTTCATATCAAACAAGAAGGCAATCGCATTGGGCGCATCCGGAGAGGTGTCTTTGTTCACATCCCCCGTCGCCGCGTAGTACAGCGTCCCGTACAGCGTCTTGACATCGGTCGCCGGAATTGCTACCCGCCAGTCGCCGCTTTGTGGATGCCGTGTGGCGGCGATACGGCCGTCGGCAAACGGGATGCTTGCCGAACAGTCCCCGCTGGTCGCGTGCAGGACGTTGCCGGTCTTATCCTCGCGAAAGACCACGGTCAAAGCGTCCTCGCCGCCATACGGGATAACCAGCTGTCTGTTTTCATAGCGTTTGGACATATTTGTCTCCTGTTTTTATCGTTTTCGGTACAGCGACCGGTGCAGTGACCGGTACAGGCCGGGGGAGGAAACCGGCGGCGCTTTTCGGGTGTCTACATACGGATACCCAGCGTTGATGAGGTCCGTCTCGTCAATATTCCACAACGTGCGGAAATTCCAGCCGATAAAGGTAGCGGGGTCTTTCATTTTGGCTTGTGCCTTACCGGTTGCGCCCTGGTCGTTCTTATCGTCTGTCCCTTGGAAATAGCAGCCTTCCACGGCGCTGCCGCTCACTACAGTGTCCCCAAAGAAAACGTCCCGGTTCCCGACCGCATAACACCGTCGCCACGTTGAGGGAGTGGTTACCGGCCGGCCCGTAAAATCCCCCAGATAAGTCGCCGCCGGCCATGAACCACTGGCCAGGTTGAGGGTAACCCGGGCAAAACAATCTTCATAAACGGCGTTATGCGCCCGTCCGCCAAATCCACCGACGTTGGTTTCGACCGCGCCTGTGGGCAACGCCACGGTTATTGTGCCGACCGCTGACAGCCGCGCAAATGAGCCCGAGTTGACGGTAGCACCGACACCCCCCGCGACCCGTGCTGCCGTATGTGTCAGCACCGTTAACGTGTTGGTGCCGATAGCCCTGCAATCATCGGCAGAGATGTTAAACTGCGCAGCAAGCAGGCCAACCGTTGCACGGCCTGTAACGCTGGCATTTTCAACCGTCACCTCTCGACACCTATCTGAAGCACTGTAGGTCTTAGCCGCCGTGACTCCAATGGCGCCTGTAAAATCACGACCGACAACCGTTATATTGCTGAGATAGCAGGTCTCTGTTGTATTTGCGTTCAGGCCATACAACGAACCGGTATAATCCCGACCTGTTACCGTCGCGTTTTCTAAACGGACATTCCAGACCCCGGCGACGGCCGTTGTGTTCGCAATACGTCCGAACAAACCCACATAATCCAGCGTGGGTCTATTGATGTACAAATTACGAATCGTGTAGTCCTGTCCATTGTACGTGCCCTTAAAGGGAGCCGCCGACGTCCCGATGGGGTTAAATCCCGCGCCGCTGTTATAGGGCGAGACATTCATGTCGATATCGTTTATCTGGATATAATTGCCCGCCAAGGTGTCTGACGATAAACCAATCGCCTGCAATTCATCGGGGCTGGCGATGGCAATATCCGTCGCCACAAATGCGGGATATTGCTCGGTCCGATTGACATCGCTGCTGAGACCGAGCGTCCACGTGGCACCGTCGATGGTTTCGATATCCGACGTGGTGGCCGAGACCGTATAAGCCATTAAATCCCACGTATTATTATCATACAGTTCCCACCGTGTGCCCGACCACAGGACCACGTATGCATCATCCTCTCTGACCCAATAGTCTGCCCCATCGTCAGAATACGTGCCATCCAGCGCCTCTCCACTGGTAATAGTGACCGAGGTGACGGGAAACGTCATTCCCCACGTTGCCTCGACCGGCGTGACCGTGGAGGCACATGGCTCACTGACCGCAAAAATGACATAGTCCGGGCTTCGAAACGTCCACCGTGTCCCATTGTGGGAAATGACATAATTCCAGGAGGTATCGTAGTACTCCGTCCCATACAGGAAATAGAGTCCGTTTCCGTCCCCATACTCACCGGACAGACCTGAAACCGTGATGAGTGCAGGCAGCGCCATCAGGGTGTCTCCTTTTCCTGGATGTCTGCGATCTGAACCGCTGTTTCAAGAAGCAGCGTTTCGGTTCGCTGTATCTCGGCGGCAACCGCTTTGTCAGGGGCTTGGGTCATCCTGGATTTTAGGCTTGTCAAAAAGGTTTTCATGGAGATTTGACTGCTTTTGAGTTTGGGTTCCTGCAACGTCGGCAGGACGGCATCGATTTTGGCCATTTCACCGGCGATAAACGCCTCGGCACCGTCCTGAGTACGCAGGACGGCCAGTTTTTCCTCCATCGCTGCTGTCTGGGCGTCTAACGCTGTTTTTGACGTGTCTTTTGTGTCCATGGTTTTAATGTCTCCATGTGCCGGATCGGTCATTCAATCACCTTGTAGGTTACGGTGATAAGGGAGGTAAACAGACGTTTTTCGCTCAGATGCTCCGGTGCATAGACCGGCTCATTGGCCATTGAGACAAATACAGCAGCGGGAAAACCAGTCAGCTTTCGCCGATTCATAAACGTGACGATTTCCGTCACCACACCGCTGAGTCGGGCAACCTCAGCGTCCGTGTCGGCGCTGATTTTCTGCTGGATGCCGATGTCAATGGCCACCTCATAACTGCTGGATTGCCGGGTGATGTTGGCAATCGCCACGGACTTGGGCACCACCGTCACCGTTAGTGCCTTCAGTTCGGCCAGTTCAAATTCCGGCAGGACCCGGCGCGTGGCAACCAGCGGCTCACTGAAAGTATTGCCCCCCAGTTCCGCCACAATCGCATCGGCAATGTCTATAGCAATCTTCATACCCACCCCAAAATCAGGGTGGTCGCCACGGAGCCAGCGACCGTCGAGACAATCCCCATCAAAAACCACACGACCTTGCTGCGGTTGGATTTATCCTGTTCCAGACGGTCCAGACGCACCTGGATGCCCGGCTTGCCGTTGCCGCGAAGGGCCTCGTCCATCGTGTCCAGCTTCTTGTTGATCTCGGCAAACTCGCCTTTACAGACCGTTTCATATTGTTCATTGCTGCAGGTCATCACCAATCCCCTTGGTATGAATCCGATACAT